TATATTTAACATATCTTATATTCTGTTAAATAAAACTAACATTCTTAAAAGTCAACTGTAGCAAGTGCTTACATCTGTTTCATTAAAAACTGATTTACTTTTTCTCAATATGTAAAATAAATAGTCATTTAATAGCTAAAATTCATCATTGAATCATCCAATTCATCCTGCTTAATACCTATATAATCAAGTGTGATATCTGGAGATGAATGATTAAATAATTCCATCAAGATCGCTACATTTTGATTTTTTCTGTAATGATGATAACCAAATGATTTTCTCATTGAGTGAGTCCCAATGTTTTTAAGGCCAACATGTTCAGCTGCTTGCTTTAATATTTGATAAGCTGCAACTCTTCCAATATGAACGATTCTTACTCCGTCTGTCCTGACTTTTTTCTTACTTGGAAATAGGTAATCATAACCTTTAAGGTCATTTGTTTTAATGTAGTGACTTAAAGCTTTTCTTAATTCAGGGTTGATAGCAAATCGCTTGACCTTACCAGTTTTCTTTTCAGTAACCTCGATTCTATCGCCTGTCACTTGTTTCACTTGGAGAGGTATAATATCGCTGATGCGCATTCCAGAATACAGACCGCACATGATTAGGACATAGTTTCGCTCACTCTTTGATTTTAAAAAGTCTTTCATCCGTTCAATGTCATCAAGTTCACGAATAGGTTCTACTTTTTTCACGATATCACCTCCAAACTCAAAGAAAAAGACAGGGTGTGCCTGCCTTTACAATTATTTCATAATATAATTTTAGCACATAAAATCATATATCCACTCCGAACTTACTCCGAATTTACTCCAAAAAAACTCCGAATTTACTCCAAAATCTCAACCTGTTCACCATTGCGGTATAACTCTGCAAATGCCATCAAAGCTTTCTCCAAAATATCATAGTATGAACTTTCTGAAATTGCTAAATCCCTAGAAATTACTTCATCTTTCTTGCAATCCCATTGAAGATACTTTTCAAAAAGTATCCTACGATATAGAGGATCGTGTAAGTTACTAACTGCTTGTTCAATTGCATCCAGCTCAAGTTCTGCATCAACTTTCCTTATAGCTAACTTCTCAACTTGACTATTTCTTCCACTTGACGGGTTTCTAGGCATGAATGAGTAGGTTGTCGTTACTCTCTGACCTTCAGTGTCATTGGCCACACGACGCCATCGAGGATATCCCTTTAAAATTTTCTTGGCATTTTCTTTTGTTTTAGCTTCATTTATATCAGGAAAGAAGGGCATTGCTCACCTCGTTTCTATCTCAAGTAATTCTTCCGTCAAAATCTTCGTGATTTCTTCCACTTGATAATCTTACCGTCGTTATTGTTGTTGAAATAATCTGGCAATCTTGCTGTTGGACTTTCTTTATAGACCACTTTTTCAACTACCTGGATTGCAGGCGTCATTTCATCATCTACCCACCCAACAAGCCAAGCAGGATTTACATCATAGGTTTTAGCAATCATTTCAATTTGTTTGATTGAAGGATATCCACCTCTCTCATACAAATGGATTGTATTTTGAGAGACACCTGTATCTCTGGCCATATCTTTGACAGAGAGACCTAGGTCCTCTCTAAGTTCTTTCAATCTTAGTTGCATCGTGCTCTCCACTTTCTAGTATTAGCTTTTATGAATGTAGCCTGTTCTTGCATCTGCTTCCATTCATAATCCATGATGATTTCAAGTTGATTGTTGCAAAGACCTTTTAAGAAATCATTTTGAGCTTCTAGCTTCTCAATATCCTTATAGGCCCTTTCATACAGTTCATCTTCAAGAAATCTAATGCGCTCTGCCATTGCTTCTTGAATGATGATGTAAGTTGGTTTCTTGTACTTTGCCATTACAATCTCACCTCATCTCCAATTTTAAGAGATTCATAGTTTATTTGAGTGACTACGAATATTCCATAATTTTGTACTGTGATAGTGTACATGTCACCAATCTTCTCCTTTTGTAAGACTCTGCCTTTGATTTCTGCTCCTTGATTATCAGCTTTATAGACGATAATCGGGCGCTTTTCTTCTAGTTTTTTAATGTGAATACTCTGCCAGATATTCAAAGTAGCTGACAATATAATCCAGATTGCGATAAATCGTTTCATTCTGTTACCTCCTTAAAGCCCCCATCTATTTTTGGGCTTATTTCTTTTGAATATAGGATTCTTCTTTTCTTTTTTCTTCTGCTTCTGATAATCGCTATCTTTGTTAAAGATAATATCTTCATCTTCAATCAGTTCAGGAATGAAGTATTTATCTTCCATCACTCCACCTCTTCATTTTCTGGAGGTTCTGGGAAACTCATCCAGTAAATCACCGAATCGTCAGTATTTTCAAAGCCGATATCATTGCAAAAATCAACCCAGGTATCAGTCGTAACCTGTCCACTCCTTGAGGTATAAACAAGAACTTCCTCGTCTATTTCAGGCATTTTCCCATCCCACATACAATCGAAACGGTCGCCATAAACTTCTTTTTCCTCTTCCGTCAATTCTCTCGTAAAGAGCTTATTCCATTCCATCACTCCACCTCCTCAACTTCCACGCCTTCACAATCAAACACCCAGCCTAACCCAGCTTCTTCAAGCTGTTTGCGAGTAAATTTTGTAGCTAGTCCGCCCATAGAGAAGAATAGTTTCTTATCCATAGCATTATAATATAGCGGTTGTTTTGTTGCTTTCGTCACTACTGTATACCGCTTCTCTTCCTCGACCTCGTAGCCGAAAATCCAAGCACGGGCGAAGAGTTCGGAATTGTCCCAATACCATTCTGCAACTATATCAGACATGCTTGCATCTATTGAGTAGGACAGGGTATGCCCTAGTTTTTTCTGTTCTGTGATAAACTCCGCCACAAACTGCGGAATCACTGGTTTGTTCAATTCTTGCCGAATCTTATCAGCGTCCTTCAATTGATTACCAACCCATGCTCCCTCAAGTTTTCCTTGTTCGTAGCCCTCACGATATTTCATTGAACCGTAGTCGCCACCTAATTCTTTGAGGATGTCATTAAGCCATCTTGTCTGCGTTGTTGGATCAAACCCTCTAATTCGACCAACAACATCTTTTAATTTAAACGGCGATGGTTCTGGCTCGTCCAAAGACCGTAGGTCTTTCAAAACCAAATCAACCGAGGTCATTTTCTTCTTGCCAGCTTTAAATTTTTCATAGCGTTCAATTAGTCCCTGTATGTTCATTCTCAAACTCCTCACTTTCAATTTTTCTAATATCAATAACGTCCTCAAAATGTTCTCTTAAACACCACTTATTTTTTATACACTCTCTAATAAAAATTGTTTTATAAATACAATGTTCTATATAAGCAATTGGAAATAATAAAGCAATAAATGGTGCACACACAAGCAAAGACAGATAAATTGCTACTCTTCCAAATTTTGAATCAGCAATATACCCGTAAAAATCAATAGGCCCTTTTATTTTTCGCAAGTGCCTGATAAAAATAATATAATTTTTTCTTTTCATCCTTCACACCTCCCTAAAACGGTAACCCATCATCTGGAATATCCATCGAATCACTTGCGCCAAAACTTGGTGGCATCTGGTTTTCCATGCTTGACTGGTTCGCAGAATTATCCTTCTTTTCAAGCGTTTGAAAACTTTCAGCTACCACTTCTGTCACATAGACACGTTGTCCTTGCTGATTATCATAGCTACGAGTCTGGATGCGGCCTGTGATTCCTACAAGAGCACCCCTTTTAAGCCAATTTGCAAAGTTTTCAGCCTGCTGACGCCACATTATGCAACTGATAAAATCAGCTTCACGATCACCTGCCTGATTTTTAAAATTACGATTCACTGCCAAACTAAAAGTCGCAACTGCAACATTTGATGGCGTGTATCGCAACTCAGGATCACGAGTTAAGCGGCCAATTAACACCACATTATTAATCATCTTTCTTGTCCTTTCCTGCTATGCATTCCAAGACTGAGAAACCGATAAAGAAGCACAGAAAAGTTATTACAAATTCTGTAATAAATTCAATCATTTTCTTCTCCCTTCATTTGTTCTACGTTTGTAAATGATCCCATTGTCTTAATAATTTTTTCTAACATAGATTTATGTAGTGTGATGTAATTATTTTTCTTCACTTGTCCACAGAATATACAAATTCGTTTGCCAAGGTAATTACATTTTCCGTCTGAACGGTAACTTTCAGCTGACTCAATTTGTTCTTTGTTAGCTGAGCTAACAAGAATTACTTCATCAGACTCGTTCCAATCAGGAATTCCCATACATTTGTGAAAATTCTCAAATGCTAAATCCATTAAAATATTTTTAGCCATTATTCTCCTCCTGAAAAAGTTGCTAAGTAATAACAGTCCTTAGCACCGTAGTCGAATCTTGTCGTCCGCTGGCCAATGTGCTTCTGAAACCTTGGGTGAGTGATAGCCGAGAATGCCCATTGATGGTCTTCCATCCGTTCGATAAGTTCATCCACATTGTTGAAATCACCAAGAAAAAACTTGCAATGCCCATTGTAGACGAAGTAAAGTTTTAATAACAAGGTGTACCACCTCTCTAAAAGTAATCTTTCCTTTTGTTTTTCAAGTCATTAAATACCATCAGATGATCATTGTCTACACCTTTCATCAACCGACTCATAAACGGCCGACCATATCGTTTCTGAATTTCTTGTGCAGTCAGATTAGTCGTGATAACCGTATTGGCCCTTTTGTTGAGAATGTTGTAAAGGATACCGAAGGACCACTCACTATCCTTCTCCATCCCAAGATCATCCAAGACCAAAAACTTTGCACTAGCAATTTTATTGACCAGGAACTCTTCCTGACTAAAGTCCGCCTTGATTTTCATCAGTAAGTCTGTGACATTGATAAAGATAGCAATTTCTTTTGTAGTCTCTGATAAATATTTCATCATCGCAAAGGCAAGATGGCTTTTACCCGTTCCAGCTTCTCCTTGAAAAACAACATTGTTTCTAGCCCCCTCAGTCCACTCACTACAAATCCTATTTGCAAAAGCTAGTTTTTCCGCTTCTTTTTCAGTCGGTGTGTCAAAGTTATCAAGAGTAGCATTTTTCAGTACATCATCATAGAGAGAGAATCTCTCAAGATAGAACTTACGTTCTCGTTCATGTTCAGCATCAGCCAACTCATTGACCTTTATTTGATTCTCTGCATGGAGCCGTTCCGATTCACATAAGCGACAAAGGACATCATTTGTCCGGAGGATTTTGATAAAGGGAATCCCATGCTTTTCGCAAATTTCAGCCTGCTGTTCAGTATTTCTATGGTAAGATAAGGCCATTTCCTCGAGTGCATCAGTTACCATGATACCTTACCCCCACAAGCTTTCCAGCTAGCCATATCTGACAGACACGCAGTAACGGTAGAAAGAGGTTGTTTTATAAGCAAAGATTTCTTTTCGTCACTGATCGGATAAAAGTCATCTTCAAATTGCTCGATAAGTTCTAAAATCCCCATTCGTCCTTAGCCCCCTGTTCTGATTTTTTTTCATTTTGTTGTCTTCCTTGAAGATGGGAGTTCTTGCTATCTTTATATTTTTGGTCATTATCATCTACCTGTTCAATCGTTGTGAAACCTTTCTTTTTCCAATTTTCAAGAATTCCTCTCAGATACTTGAAACTAGGTTGATAAACCTCAGAAGTTATCTCCACTGCACGGTTCAACATATCAAAACTCATTCCATCAAGTCCCACATAATCCAACAACTGTTGATGTTGTTTATCGTTAATTCGAATACCGCTATGTTTCAAATTTTCAGATAAGCTGGAACTAACCATCGTCTTATTATTTTCTTTCTCTATCTCTGTATCTATATCTTTCTCTATATCTCCGTTGCAAGTTGTTGCAATAGTGTTGCAATGCAACGCTGTTAATTCTCTGTGCTTACGACTTCTGCGAGTGCTCGCGGTTTCACTTCCAACCATTTCAGGAACTTGCTCTAAAAAATAATCCCTATCATTTTTTCTAGTCAACAAGCCCTTGCTCTCCAAAAAAATCAAAGTGATTTTAATATCTTCAACATTCTCATCAATGACAAGAGCGATTTCTTCAGCTAGATTATCAGCGATACCATCATAGTAGATGTGCCCGCCATCCTCTAAACTAATCAACATCATTTTGAGATAGATGATGGTATGCGTATCGCCCCCTGCAATCTTACGAAGCAATTTCATTTCTTTAGACTTGAAAAAATCTTGAGCTAGTTGAATCCAGTAGTATCGCTTGTTTTTAACTACCATTGATACCCTCCGTTTCTCTACTAATCCACAAATGTTTCTTTTCGTGTCACGGGATCAATGTCCACACGTCGACCTGTTTTAAAGTCAATAAACCCTTTTTCCACTTGAGGCGTTTGAAATTGAATCTTCTTTTTCTGTCTCATTGCCATTTTAAGCTTGATATTCATCATCAGTGATTCAATCAATACTACTGATACTACTGTGCCTACTGCGATAATTTGTAAATTGTTCATGTTTTTTATCCTCTTTTTGTGCTATAATATAGTCAAATAATTTTGCTAAGACCTTGTCCAGAAGCCTTTTAGTAAAGTTATTATATTTGATTAGAGAGCCATTCTTTGATGGCTCTTTTTGACCATTTCTTACCAGGTAATTCCTTTGGAAATCCCTTTAAGTAACGATAATTATCTGAAAATGTGGCATACTTAATTCCTAGAAAATCACAGGTAGTGTTCACATCCATCAACTCTGGATAGTGATCACTATCTTTTTCTATTTCGACTAGCCTTGTGATTGTGTCCTTGATAATGGACTTAATCCATTCAGATAGTGAAAGTAGAACATTGTCCATCTTCTTTCCCTCCTACCCTTCGTCAAATGAGTTCAATTTCATGATTTTCATCTTGGTATTAGTGCTTGGCTCCCACGTCATCCAGTAAGCTAGAGCCGCATCCGCATACTTCTTGGGTAGCAGGTCATAGCGACTGATATTGAAGTGGTCTTTAAAGTCAATCTCAGCTTGTCTAAATACTGACTGAGCGAAGATTTT